TCTTTGTAGCTATGTCGGTGCCAGATTACGAGTTGATGGCATACAATATGCAAGAGTTAAAAAGATATATTAATGAATTAAAAGAAGTTGTTGTTTACTATAGAAAAGTAACAATACAAAAAGGAGACGAAAATGAGTAAAGCACCAGACGCGTTTGTATATAATTGCGAACTAGATAGAGTTATAGACGGAGATACTTTTGATTGCATCATAGATCTTGGTTTTGATGTTAAATTAAATAAACAAAGAGTACGTCTTTCTGGGATTGATACTCCAGAGAGCCGCACAAGAGACTTAGCAGAAAAAAAGCTAGGTTTAGCTGCAAAAGAAAGGTTAAAAGAGTTATGTGTAGGCAAATTTAAAGTAAAATCACTTGGAAAAGGCAAATATGGCAGAATCTTGGGTATACCATACGATGAAAACGGTAAAGATATTTGTCAAATGCTTATTAAAGAAGGTCATGCAGTCGAATACCATGGCGGAAAAAAAGAAAAAATATGGGGAAATTATTAAAATGAATATATCTAAAGAAGGGTTATCTCTTATTAAAAAATTTGAAGGTTGTAAGCTTGAAGCTTATCGTTGCGCCGCAGATGTGCCTACGATAGCCTGGGGTAGAACTAAAGATGTAAAAATGGGTGATACTTGTACGCAGGAACAAGCAGATAAGTGGCTTGAAGAAGAAATAGTAGAGTATGAAGACCACGTGCACAAAGCGGTAGAAATGCCTTTAAGTCAACACCAATTTGATGCTCTTGTAAGCTGGACCTACAATTTAGGCCCAAGCAACCTGAACTCATCAACTATGCTCCAAGTTTTAAACAAAGGCGAATACGAAGACGTACCAAGTCAAATAAAAAGATGGAATAAGGCCTCGGGTGTTGTAAAAGAAGGATTGATTAGAAGACGAGAAGCTGAAGCATTGTTATTCCAAGGTAAAGAGTGGCACCAAGCTTAAGGTTTTCATATATACTAACTTTAGGCGTTTACGCTTAGGGTGAAGTAGTTACTATGTCACTACCTAGCTGCTTTACCCGTCTTTACTAGGATTGTTATGAGTAAAGTTTCCATAAAAGATTTTGACATTTTATCGCAACAAGATAAGCAAGAAGCTTTAGCTTTATTACATAGATACGACCAAATAGATAAACAGGATGATTGTCAAAATGATTTCATTAATTTTGTAAAACATTTATGGCCAGAGTTTATTGAAGGCAGACACCATAAAATTATTGGTGAAAAGTTTAACAGAATTGCCCAGGGCAAATTAAAAAGACTTATAGTTTGCTTACCTCCTAGACATTCAAAATCTGAATTTGCATCAACTTACTTTCCTGCCTGGATGATGGGCAGAAAAGGAGATCTAAAAATTATCCAGACTACCCACACAGCCGAACTAGCCGTTAGATTCGGTAGAAAGGTTAGAAACATTATTGATAGCGAAGAATACTCACATATATTTCCAGATCTAAAACTACAAGCCGATAACAAATCAGCTGGACGATGGACAACAAACCAAGAAGGTGAAAGTTTCTATGCTGGTGTTGGTGGTGCCATAACAGGTCGTGGTGCGGATCTACTAATTATTGATGATCCTCATTCAGAACAAGATGCTTTATCGCCTAAATCCTTAGAATCAGCTTATGAATGGTACACCTCTGGACCTAGGCAGCGTTTACAGCCTGGCGGTATTATAGTGATAGTAATGACACGATGGAGTGTCAAAGATCTAGTAGGTAAAGTTCTTAAAAAACAAGGCGATGAAAATGCTGACCAATGGGAAGTAGTAGAGTTTCCTGCAATTATGCCAGAAACAGAACAACCACTATGGCCAGAGTTTTGGAAAAAAGAAGAACTTTTATCTGTTAAAGCCTCTCTACCGGTTGCTAAATGGAATAGCCAGTGGATGCAAAATCCTACAGCTGAAGCAGGATCTATAGTTAAAAGAGAGTGGTGGAGACGTTGGGAACATGAGGATGTCCCGGAACATAGCTACATAATACAAAGTTATGATACAGCTTTTTCAAAAAAAGACACAGCTGACTATTCGGCTATAACTACCTGGGCAATATTCGAAACAACCGATGAGGATGCAAACGCTATTATTTTATTAGATGCAAAAAGGTTTAGGGTTGACTTTCCTGAGTTAAAAAAGATAGCATTTGATGAGTATAAATATTGGGATCCAGATTGTGTGCTAATTGAAGCAAAAGCATCTGGTACTCCACTAACACAAGAACTTAGAAGAATGGGCATACCAGTAACAGCATATTCACCGAGCAGAGGGCAAGATAAAGTCGCTAGAATGAACAGTGTTGCACCTATATTTGAATCTGGTATGGTTTGGGCACCTGAAGATAGCTTTGCAGATGAGGTAATTGAAGAGATGGCTTCCTTCCCTTATGGCGACTATGACGACTTTTGCGACAGTGCTACAATGGCTTTAATGCGATTTAGACAAGGTGGTTTTGTTTCTCTTAAAGAAGATTACCAAGAACAAGCTAATTTTATGAAAAAAAATAGAGTGGTGTATTATTAATGGCTATTAAAAAAATATTCGTTACAACCTTTATATGGGATAAAGAAGAATATGATGGACCTGATATACATGCTGATACATACCAACAGGCGCAACTAATAGCTGAAAGTCAAGGATTGACATTAAATGGTGAATTAGTTGATTTAATTTTAACAGGTGACGAGAAAAGACCAAGGGTGATACACTAAAACATTATGGCAATAGAAAGAAGATTAGGAACAGAAGATAACCCCGATATTATGGATAACAGCACTGCTGTTGAAATAATGACAGAACCCAGCAGAACAGAAGAAATTGAAAATGCTGCACAGATTTTAGTCAATGAAGAAGGCGTGCTTTTAGATGACGAAATTATGCAAGATCCAATGCCACCTATGGATTTTGATAGTAATTTGGTAGATTTTGTAGACGAAAGTATTTTAGAACAACTTGCATCTGATCTTGTTAGCTCAGTAGAAAGCGACAAACAATCAAGAAACGAGTGGGAAAAAACATACACCGATGGCCTTAAATATTTAGGCATGAAATTTGATGAGTCAAGATCACAACCATTTGAAGGTTCTTCTGGGGTAATTCACCCAATACTAGCAGAAGCTGTAACTCAGTTTCAAGCACAAGCTTATAAGGAAATGTTACCAGCTAAAGGTCCTGTAAAGACACAGGTAATTGGCGCAAGAACAGCAGAAACTGAAAGCCAGGCAGATAGAATCCAAGAATTTATGAACTATTACATTATGAATGTAATGGAAGAATATGATCCAGAGCTTGATATGTTACTGTTTTATCTACCGCTTGCAGGATCTGCATTTAAGAAAGTTTACTTTGATTTTGTAACTAACAAGGCTGTATCAAAATTTATAACACCAGAAGATCTTATAGTGCCTTACGAGGCTTCTGATTTATCTTCAGCTGAAAGAGTTACACATGCAATAAGCATGTCATACAACGAAGTAAAGAAACAACAAATAACTGGTTTTTATGCAGATGTAGAAATACCAGAAAATACTTATGGTGGTAATGAATCAGAAGTTGCTAAACAGATTAATGAAATACAAGGTATTGAGCCTAGTTACAAAGAAGATAGAAACAGAACCATATATGAAGTTCATACTGTTTTAGATATAGAAGGTTTTGAAGATGTAGACGCAGAGGGTAATCCTACAGGTTTAAAATTGCCTTACATTATTACTATTGATGAAGAATCAGAAACAATATTATCTATAAGAAGAAACTACTTAGAGGGAGATCCTTTAAAAAATAAAATTAATTATTTCATACAATATAAGTTTTTACCCGGACTAGGTTTTTATGGCCTTGGCTTATCACACATGATAGGCGGTTTATCTAAAGCCTCTACATCTATATTAAGACAACTTATAGATGCTGGAACTTTAGCAAACTTACCTGCGGGTTTCAAAGCCAGAGGTATGAGAATACGTGATGAAGATGAACCGCTGCAGCCTGGTGAGTTCAGAGATATTGACACAACTGGGGGTTCTCTGCGTGATAATCTTATACCTCTTCCAATAAAAGAACCTAGCAATGTGTTAATGCAATTACTTGGTTTATTGGTAGATTCTGGTAAAAGATTTGCTGCTATAGCAGATATGAATGTGGGTGATTCTAATGCGGCTATGCCAGTTGGTACTACAGTTGCTTTATTAGAGCGTGGCACTAAAGTTATGAGCGCTATTCACAAAAGATTACATTATGCACAAAGATTAGAGTTTAAATTACTAGCAAAAGTATTTGGCGAGTATTTACCACCAGCGTATGAGTTTGCTACTGGATCTGGCCCTAATGAAATTAAGCAATCTGATTTTGATGGACGTATAGATGTGGTTCCTGTTTCAGATCCTAATATATTTTCACAAAGTCAAAGAATTACTCTAGCGCAAGAACTATTACAAATGGTTCAATCCAATCCAGAAATACATGGACCAACGGGTATATATGAGGCTTACAAACGTATGTACGCAGCTTTAGGTGTAGATAATGTAGAAGCGTTAATCAAACCACCAGCTGACAACACACCGAAGCCAGTAGATGCAGGTACAGAAAATGCTAGTCTGTTAATGGGTAAACCAGCGCAAGCTTTTGAAGGGCAAAATCACCAGGCTCACTTAGACACGCATAAAAGTTTATTTATCACTAAAGTTGTGCAAGATAACGCGCAAATTCAATCTGTAATTATTAGTCATTGTATGCAACATTTACAGTTCTTAGCTGCACAGATGTCAGCAGAACAAATGCCAGAAGAAGTGCAGATGCAAATTCAAGAAATGGAAGCGCAAATGCAACAAGTACCACAAGAGCAAGTTCAACAAATGACGCAACAAATACAACTAATGAAAGAACAGTTGAGTTCACCAATTATGGCGCAATTAACCAATGAATTTTTACAATCCATAGGCCAAGGCGATGGCGGAGATCCTTTGGTTGAAATAAGAAAAGCTGAATTAGATCTAAAAGATAAAGAAATGGATATTGAAGCAGAACAGTTTATGCAAAAACAAAATCAAAGAGCTCAAGAGAAAATGCAAGAACAACAAACGCAAGGACAACGCATAAATGTGCAAAAAGATATTGCAGATGATAAGCTTAACGTAGCAATAGATAGATTAAAGCAAAATGCAGATCTAAAACTATTAGAAATAGAAACCAAAATGAGGAACTAATATGGACACAAGAAAACAATATATAGCAAAACTCAGAGAACAAAAGAACTCAGATCGAATTGCTGAAGCAAAACATTTTGCAGATATGGAACAAGCTGCAATAGATAAAAAAGCAAAAAGTGACCAAAGAATTGCAAATAAACTAGCAAAAATATCTAATAAAAATACTATTCAAGAAGTTATAGTCCCGGAACCAGTAATAGAAATTGTAATAGAAAAAAAAGCTCCTGCTAAGAAAAAAGCACCTGCTAAAAAAAGAGGCAGACCAGCTAAGAAATAATGGATGAAATTACATTATTAGACTTTATAAAACGTAAAGTGCAAGAAAGAGAAAAACAAATAGCAGAAACATTAATGTCTGGTGCGCTAAAAGATATAGAACATTATAAATATTTGCAAGGTGAACTTTCTGCTTTATACTATGTGTTAAACGAATTAAAAGACTTTTACCAGGAAAAATAAATGGCAGAATTAAAATCTACAAATGACATAGTTGCAGATGCTTACATACAAGAACAGTCCAGAGTTTTAGATCCTACTTTATTAGACAAAACAGTATTAGATCGTATGCCACAACCAACTGGTTGGCGTATGTTAGTCCTGCCCTATGCTGGTAAGGCAAAAACAGAGGGTGGAATCCTTCTGACAAAACAAACTACCGATCGTGAGGCTTTGGCTACAGTTGTTGCTTATGTGGTAAAAAAAGGACCACTATGCTATAACAATAAGTCAAGGTATGGAGAAACTCCTTGGTGTGAAGAAAAACAATGGGTTTTAATAGGGCGTTACTCTGGCTCTAGGTTTAAATTGGAGGACGGTGCAGAAGTAAGAATCATCAACGATGATGAAGTTATAGCCACCATACTCGATCCCGATGACATAGCGAGTTTATAAATATGAATGAACAAGAAAATACACAAACGATTCAACCAGAGGTTGATGAAATTGAAGTACAGGTAGTAGAACAAGATATAGTAGAAGCGTCCCCAGAAGATGAATTGGATAACTATACAAAGTCGGTTTCAAAAAGAATTAATAAGTTAAATGAGAAACATAGAGCAGCAGAAGAAAAATCTGCTAGATTAGAACAAATGTTAGCTCAAAAAGAAGCTGAAACAATAGCTTATGGTCAAGAAAGGATGCAAACAAGGCATCACATGATCCAAAAAGAAGAAGAGGCTTTAACAGCAAAAGAAATGCAAGCTAATGACTTGTATAAAAAAGCTGTTGAGTCAAATGATGCTGATTTAATGTCAAAAGCTGACACCTTAAAAAGCGATCTTAGTATTCAAAAAGAAAAGATTAGAATGGCTAAAGCACAAAGCGAACAAGCTTTTGCTAATCCACAACCAGTACAACCACAACAATACTATCAAGAACCACAACAACAACAACAACAAGAAGTAAAGGCAACAAAAGAAGCGGAGTCTTGGCATGAGCAAAATCAATGGTATGGAGATACTAGTGATGACACTAATACTCAAGCTACGCAATTTGCTTACTTTACTCACTACAATTTAATTAACGAAGGTTTTGAAGCTGATTCAGATGAATATTATGACCAGCTAAATACTAGAGTTTACAAAGTTTATCCAGATTTACAATCTGGGCAAAATGTCGCAAAAGAAGGAGCTAAACCCGCTGTGCAAAGAGTTGCTCCTGCTTCCGTTGGAAGTCGACAAAAAACACAAGGCAAAAAGAACGGAGTGACTTTTTCGAAATCAGAAGTTGAACGTCTCAAAGGTTTGAAGCCGCACAA